ACCTGCTCTGTGGATCCTACCTTTTTGACCTGTGATGGCATTCATAATATAGTCACCCTCAACAAATACTTCTTTCTTACGGTACTGTTGTCTGAGTGCTTGTTCACGTAGTTTTCTAAAATTTTTCATTTAGCATTTCCACTTCCGTAATGCTAGTGCCTTACGAGTTGGTCTACCTTTTGAGTCTTTCATAGGTCCTTTGACCCCACCCATACGAGCACAGAAAGATCTTTTTCTAGGACCACCTTCTGGTTGTGGTCTTTTCAAATCACTACCAGGATTCTCACGTTCGTAAGATTTACGACCCTTTTCATTGAGTCCACCAGATTTATTCTTACCTTCTTTACGTTGCCAAGCAGATTCTTGGAAATCTTGAAATGTTTTCATTTAAAATTTGCTGGTAAATTTAATGCAATTTCTACCATCAAAGCGTGGCAGTCTTTATCATTCAGTGTTTTTGGTATACCTGCACGAAATGCTTTGAAGTCACCAGCAAATGCTGCTCTTCTCATCTTAGTACCAGATACTGCAAAGGTATCACCATCCGCATCTCTACTACCAGAAGATACTATTTCTAAAACACGAAATGAAAAATCTTTATCATTGCCATTGTATTTATGTAACCATTGCATCGCAGCAACCCTATCAGATCCTACCATAAACACCGCTTCATCGTATCCTCCCATCATTAAGTCTTGCATAATAGCAACTGGTTCTCTAGGACCGCTATAAAACTTACCTCTATGCTCTGGAAACATTTTAGTTATCCAAAACAATTTTCTGTCTGGTGGTAATGGATTTTTACCCTTAGTATCTACAGTTTGTGAGATGTATATACGATAATCATGATCACCAGCTGCTCTCTTTACACCAGCAAAGTTGTCTTTGTGTCCAGAAGTAGGTGGTTGAAACCTACCAAATGTAAAATAACATCTTTTACCTTTTAACGCCATTGTTTTGCCAAAGTAAAGTTAATGTAAGAGAACTCTAAACGGTTAACAAACTTAATCATGTCACCATTTCTATGTAGTACATACCCCTCAGGTCCTGTAACTTTATATCCCTTGTCAGTTTGAGCAAATGTTTTAAAAGTTTCTAAATGATCTAGTTTATCAATAACCATTTGTTTAACTGTTTGTAATTCTTTGTAGAGATTAAGCATTGACTTAAATTTATATACATTATCTCTCAAATAATTCTGACTATTATGTACCAACTTACTCTTCTGTGCCTTAGTTGATGCTGTTTTTATCTTATCAAGCATCACTGTGGTCTTATCATAGTAAAAATTATAAAGATTTTCAAATGCTGTATCGGCATTACTAATAGTACGTGCTGCTTTTATCTCAGCATTAAAAAATGGTTTCAAATATGATGCTACATGCCATTTTTCATCACCTGTTTTACCTGTATTAGTAACTAACTCGTCTAAGAAATCACCACATTTCATACACATTTTTTCTATGTCTGATACATGTTTATCAAACTTCATTTCTTCGTTATGATTTAACCCAACTTTGTGCATAGGTGTATCATTATCAATACAAAATACATTTCTATTTGATGGAACTTTTGCACCTGCACGAGCTTGCATACTTAAAAAGTCATCTCCTGTATAATGTGTGTGAAATACTACTCCAACCTCTGATGAATTTACTTGTTTACCTATTGGATGGTCTACTGGGATAGCATATGTTATGGTATTAGGTCTGAATGTATACAGTCTTTCATCATGAATTCTTTCAGTCCTAACATCACCAGGAGTAAAGACAAGATCACCTTGAATTACTCCTTTTATATCCAGATCCCTAAAATATTTTAAACAAACTTTTAATTTCTTATTCAACTCACCTCCATCAGGATAATGTATATCAACATCAACTTCCTCGTAACAAATTTTTGGAGTCTGGGCAAAAACACTCTTAGTTCCTACAAAAAATAACCCAGTAAAAGGTTCTTGTCCACAAACAATAGCAGGAGCTCCATCCCATTTTGTTTGCATATATCCTGTAGTGTTATCACAACCAAGCATCCTACGTAATTCTTGTAAAAAACTAACAGCTGCTTTACATCCCTCAACTCCATAGTTGAGCATCTCATCTTCCAAGTGTTCTAAGTGTTTTAATTGTGTTACGTTAGCCATTACATTTTATTTGCTTCTCTTGATTCAGCTTCCCAGAACATAGTTTCTTTAGTCTCTCCATTAAACTTATATCCTGCCTGTAAATGAGTTGGATATGTGGCATTTGGATCGTCTTTTGTAGATTGTCCAGAAGTATTTCTGATACTAAAAAGTAAATTTAAAGTTGGTGTTGTCATAACAATATTAATACGTTTTGCATCACCACTTCTACCAGTACCACCGTATTGTATAGTAATACTACTCTTAGATGGGATACATGAACTGTCAAGAAATTTTTCTGTCATTTTCATATGAAATATCTTGCCTTTATCCTTGTGTACATAATGATATCCATAACCTAAAGACCCTTTAATTAAAGCTTTGAGGAGAGATGTTTTAAAACCCTTCGCTGGTTTGGCAGTTTCGCTATATGCCATTCCTGCATCAGCATCATTAAAGACTTTGCAAAATTTTTCATGATCTATTCCAAAAGTATCAAGTAATTTTTTACCGTCATTCAATTGAATATTACCTGCTTTAATATCAGCAATAGGAAAATAGTTAGTTCTAACACCTAAATTAACCAAAGCAGTAGTACCACTTGTTTTAGCAGAAATATAAGTTATTGCTCCTTTGTCTCCTGTTACAGTTACATCACTAACTTTCTCTCCTATATCATATCCCTTTCCACCACCTGCATCACCAACGTACCATGTCCCATTCTTAAGTTTTAGTGGTCTTTTAGTGTCATTACCACCCATATTCTTAGCAAAAAGTTTTCTATTGTTCCACCATTTATAAGTGTCATCATAAACTGTTGACATTTGTAAGACAAATTCTTTTTCTGGACTCTCAGGCATTGAATCTATACCCTCAGTTGCATACTTATTAATTACTTGTACTAAAACATCTTCAAATTTATTACCTTGGTTTCCTTTACCTCTACCTTTTCTACTACCATCACCCCATTTAACTTTCAACGCACTTAATTTTGCTTCTTTTGCTATTGTTTTCTCCCCTTCTAAACCTTTTTTATATCCTTTCTTTTGGACAATTCTCATAATTTTAACTTCTTTCTTACCACCACTTTCATCAGAAGAAAATGCTAGAGGATCAGGTTCATCAGGATAATTAGATTTAATATGATCCCATAGACGCATGACTTCTCTTGCAACATCTGGTTTCATGTTGCATTTTTTGACAGCAGCCTGACATTTTACACGAGTGTTTGGTATTATATCCCAAGCCATTAAAAAAGAGGGTTAGTTCACCCTCTATTTATTGTTATCTATCGCCCTTTGCTCTGACTTCAGACTTTTCTACAGAAAAACTACCACCAGGATATCTCTTCTCTAATTTTTTTACATTACCTTTGACGACATCATCAAAATCTACACCTAATGCTATACAAGCGTTTGCTACGTACCACATAACATCACCCAACTCAATAATAAGATGTTCTCTATTGTCGTCGTTCCAAGGCTTACCTTGGAAAACCATCTTCTTGACGATCTCCATAAACTCACCACCTTCAGCACTAAGACCAACGGCAGCAGTAAGAAGCCGCTGAATATTGGCACCTTCTCCGTCAAGGTTATCAAGACTTTCAGTAAAAGATTGATAATCTTTACTGGGATCGGATGTGACACCATCCACGAATATAGCATACTTATCAAAGTCAACGGACTTAGTTTCTGGAATTTCTGGTTTGAGTGGTTCTTCTGAAAATTCTTTTTTGATTTTATCGAAGACATCTGATATGTTGAACATTAGAATTTAATCTCTGCGAATTTGTTTTTAAATTTATCTTCAGGGCTATTATACTCTTCTTCTTGGCCACTGTCAACTAAATCATTTTGTGCGACTTGTTCTACATCATATAGTCTCATCTTTGCACGATCTATACCGATTATAAATCTCTTGTATATTGTAGGATCATTGTATCGATTCTTAAGTTGTTTAACCATTATTTGATTTAACGCTTCCAGTTCCTCAGTAGATATAAGAGCAAACATAAGATCAGCAGTGGCTGGAAGACCAAAGGACTCACTTGTGTCAGTAAGATCGACATCACTACTACCATAGCCAGAACGAGTCGTCTGAGTAGCGGAGACGATAGGTACATTAGCTTCAACTGCAAGCCCACGGAGTTCTTCCGCAATCGCTTTAATATACGAGTAACTATTGACATTTGATCCTGCCCTGTAACGTGATGACGCACATATATTTAAGTAATCTATGAATATTATATCAGGTTTAAAAGATTTTTTCAATGATAGTTCATTGAGTAATGCCTTAAAGTGACCACTATGTGCTGATGCTGTAGGGTATTCCTTGATAATAAGATTACCTTGAGTTTTCTTTGATAAGGATACTACCTTACTATCAAACATAGGTTTAGGTAAATCAGTAATATCCTGTATGGGAATATTTAGAAGATTAGCATCAATTCTTTCAGCAATTTTCTCCTCAGCCATCTCAAGCGTGATGTATAATACGTTCTTGTTTTGGAGTAACACACTGCTTGCGACATGACACATAAACAAAGACTTACCAACACCAGTGCCAGCGAGAGCAATATTGAGTGTTTTATTCGGAATCCCACCCTTTGTAATCTTGTTGAAAAATTCGAGGTCGAATTGGATCTTATCTTCTTTTTTATGATATAACTCATATCTTTCTTCGTAGTCTTCTAAGTAATCGTGTCCTATATGATTATCGAAAGAAACAGCCAGAGCGTCAGAGAGAATAGTAGGAATAGCATCCCTTCCTTTAGCGTCATCTTGTCCATCTGCTAACGAAATAGATTCCATTAATGCTAAGTATATAGCACGATCACGACACCACTTCTCAGTGGTATCCATCAACCATTGATAATCAACTGGTGTATCTGTTAACAACCCACTAAGTTCACTAACCTCTTTAAGTTCTGTTTCAGTAAGATCAACACGATTACTGACTTCAATATTTAAGGCTTCAATTGTAATCGCAGAACCATACTTAACAATAAACTCTGAAATCTGTTCAAAGACGACTCTTTCAGATTTATTTTCATAGTAATCGGGTTTAATAAAAGGAATAACTTTACGAGAATATTCTTCATTGTATATTAAATTTTGAAGTATTGTGGTTTCAATCCGATCCATAAGAAAACTGCTTTTGAGCAATAGAGTCGAGTTCTTTCATTATATCATCTGTAAAGTATTGTGTGGGATTCTTTAATATTTCTTTAGCATATATTTTTTTACCATTCATTTCATATCGACCTGCAACATTCTTCCACATACCACCAAGTTCTCCTAATTCAAGAAGACCATAATATCTGTCAAGTCCTCTCTCATCATAATAAAGTCTTATTTCGACTTGTTGGTTTTCTTTGGAGAGTCTTGATTTAGCCGTCTTAGCTTTAATAATGTTTCCAACAATTTCTGTCTTATCCTTTTCCTTTTTTTTGCTGAGATAAATGATCGTAGAAGCGGCATATTTGAGACCAGAGCCTCCTCCCATTTCTTTAGTTGGGACATAAGATCCGATGACATCGTAAGTATGATTTGTGACTATAAGGGGAATATTTGCTTGACCAAGTTTTAAGGTAAGCATACGAAACGCACCTTTGACAAGTTGTGATTTGGTCATGTCACGAACTTGTTTATCATTCAATGCATCAGTAATCTCTTTCTCTGTAGAAAGCATACCTAAAGAATCTAAAACAAACATGCAAGGTTTGCGATTCTCTTCATCTGTTTTCAAGTATATATCTACTGCTTTGAGTGCCTTACTTCGGAACTCTTCTATGGTAACGACATTGACAACAACAAGTCTGTTTTGATCAATTCCACGAGATGCAAGTAATCCCTTGGTGATTGCAGCTTCAGTATCAAAATAGAGGCAATACCCATCAGGATTAGTGTCCAGAAAGTTCTTGACAATAGCAAGGGAAAAATAAGTTTTTCCAGTAGAAGTCTCACCAGCAATGGCAGTGATCTTATTAGTAGAAACGCCACCATGAACGGAACCACTAACAAGCGCATTGAAGATATAACTTCCTGTATCAATGAATCTTTCTGTTTCATCTATGTCTGCTGCAATCTGGGTGTATTCATCACCAATCTCTTTTACTATCTCTTTTAAAAAATCCATTAAATTACCATTCCATAAGTATCACGAAGCACTTTTTTGTAAGGAGCAGGCCATGACCCACTATATTGTCTGGCTTCTTTGACTAACTTCAATTTATTATGAAGTTTTTGTGTTTCATTATCCCATTTTAACCGATCAATAGCGGATATAATTAGGTCTAATTCTTTATCATCGATAGGTAATTCCATTATACAAAAAATAATTCTAAGTTTACTGTTTTTTCGACATTCCAACCTATTGCATCCAATATTGTTTTCAGTGGTTCTACAAAACTCTTTTCAAATTGTAGATCATAATCTATGTATTTGTCAAGTCCGAGTTCATGTGGAAAGTCTTGTATAAATGACAA